CAATTAATGCATGCTTCTCGAATGGCTGAAGGTAAGGAAGCTTACCAAGGCAAATTGTTAGAAGCTCGACAAGCAGATTATAAGGACGAGGCAGTTTTAGTAATCCTGTCGGCGCCCATAGCAATTCTCGCCTGGGCAGTTGTAAGTGAAGATCCGGCAGCGATGGATAAAGTGAATGTGTTCTTTGAGCATTTTGCGGCACTTCCTAAATGGTTTACAAATTTGTGGATCCTTGTCGTGGCGAGCATTTATGGTATAAAGGGAACACAAATATTTAAAAATAACGGAGCAAAAAAATGAGAAAAAACGGAGTAAGAAACGGCTACAGATTTCCATACGGCGAAAGTGCTGGTATGAAAAAAGGTGGTAGTGTGAAGAAGAAACAAGGTTACACAGATAGAAAAGACGAATCTATTGCGATGAGAGTAAGAAAAAAAAGAACTAAAAAACAACTAACAGCTTCAGCAAATGAATCTTATGGTAGATTTGGTTCTGCAGCTAAAAAAAGCGGAAAGATAAATAGGTAATATATGAAATCACCAAGAAGACTAGATAACATGACAATGAATAAAAAAGGCCAACCAATGACTACTCATGTAAGTATGTATAGAGGTGGCGGCATTGTGATGAACAACAGAGGTATGGGTGCAGCTTTAAAAAAAGGCGGTAAGGTAAAAAAAAATACTAGCCGTATGAACAGACTAGAAGAATTAGGTCGTGTTAATGCAGAAAAAGCTTTTTCTAAAAAAGGTAAAAGAAATCTTAAAGCTGAAAAGAAAAGAATTGTAAAAGAGCTTAAAGCATAATGCCAACTTATAATTCAATAGCTAGAGTTCCATTTGCCGAAGGTGGTAGAGTAGGTGCTAAGGATGGAAAGTGGATACAAAAAGCTATTAAAAAACCAGGATCTTTAAGAAAATCTTTAAATATTAAAAAAGGTGAAAAGATTCCTGCTAAAAAATTAAATGCAGCTGCCAAAAAAGGTGGTAAGTTAGGCCAACGTGCTAGACTTGCTAAAACTTTAAAAAAAATGAGAGGTTAATAATGAAAAAACTTTGGAGAAAATTAGTAGACAAAATCTTTGGTAAAAGATGTGAGTGCAATGAAATTGTTCCTGCTAATGTAGTTCGTATTTGTAAAGCTTGTAGTAAGGTTTACTAATGGCTAAAAAAGGCCTTTGGGCCAATATCAACCGAAGAAAAAAATTAGGTATTTCAAGACCTAAATCTAAAAGCACTATTTCCAAAAAAGCATACGCCAATATGAAGAAAGGGTTTCCTAAAAAGACATGAGAATGCCCAATACTAAATATACTGGTAGTTTTTTAAAAAGTGATATGCAAGGTTCTAGTGGACCTGTTCACTTAAGAAACAAAAATTTAGCAAAATATTATGGTAAAATGATTGATGCCCCAGGATTTAAAGCTGGTGGTACTCCGGCGTGGACAAGAGCAGAAGGCAAAAATCCTAAAGGAGGATTAAATGCCAAAGGTCGTGCAAGTTATAAAAAAGGAACTTTAAAAGCACCAAGTAAAAAAGTAGGTAATAAACGTAGAGCTTCTTTTTGTGCAAGAATGGGTGGAATGAAGAAAAAATTAACATCTGCTAAAACAGCTAGAGATCCGAATTCAAGAATTAATAAATCATTAAGAGCGTGGAATTGTTAATGCGCAATTCTATTTTATGCGCTTTGGAAGCAAGATACGAAGCGGTTATTGCAGAAGCTCATACTATTATTAATATTTATTTAGAAAATTCAGTAGGTATTGGAGAACATCCGCAACATATTGAAGAAGTAGATAAACAACTACAGAAAATTTCTGATGCAGAAGAAAAATTATCGGCACTAGAAGATTTTAAAGAAGAACCTGTAGAAGATGCCACACAACGATTAGATAGACAACGAGAAGAACAAAAACAAAGAGAGGAGAAATAATGGACGAACTATTAATAATTAGTAAAACACAAAAAGCGTTAAGATCAAGACTTCAAGCCATTGGTGATAACATTTTAGCTGGAGGGGTTGACAATATGGAAAAATACAAGTATTTAATAGGACAGGCACATGCCTTACAATTAACTTTACAGGAAATCTCTAACCTGCTAAATGACAAGGAGCAAAAAGATGACAAAGGAAACGTTGTTAACATCGGAGATACCAACTCCAAAGGAAAAACCACAAATTAAACTGGCTTTAGAAGAAAAATACAAAGAAGAACAAACAGATTTACCTCCAGAAAAAGAACCTTTAAATCCTGAAAATATTAAAGATACAGTTGATGAATTACCTGTACCTTCGGGATGGAGACTTTTAGTTTTACCATTTACACCACCTACAAAAAGTAAAGGTGGACTTATTTATTCACAAGAGACTTTAGACAAAGCAAGAATTGCAACAACATGTGGTTACGTTTTAAAAATGGGACCCCTGTGTTACAAAGAAGAGAAGTTTACATCAGGACCCTGGTGTAAAAAAGGAGATTGGGTTATCTTTGCTCGTTATGCGGGCTCAAGATTACCAATAGAAGGTGGGGAAGTGCGATTATTAAACGATGACGAAGTGTTAGGGACAATCAAAGATCCTGAATCAGTTCTTCATTTTATTTAACCCATAGGAGAAACTATGCCAGAAGAAGAAAAGAAAAAACAAGACCTAATAGATGTTGGTGATGGTGATGAAAAAGGCACTGAAATTGAATTAGATAAAAACAACGAACCGGTTAAACAAGAGGAAGTTGTAGAAGAAAAAATAGAGGTTGAGCAAGTACCTGCGGAAGATAAAACTTACGAAAATGAAAAGCAGGTTAAACTTGATAAAGAAAAAGCACCTCAAGAAAAAGATGAGTTAAAAGAATATAGTGAAGGCGTTCAAAAACGTATTGCTAAATTAACTCGTAAAATGAGGGAAGCAGAAAGACAAAGAGAAGAAGCTGTTCAATATGCTCAATCAGTTACTCAACAAAAAAATCAAGCAGAAACAAGATTATCTAAATTAGATAAATCTTATGTATCAGAGTTTGAAAGTAGAGTTAAGACTAGTTTATCAGCAGCTAAGTTAGCTCTTAAAAATGCTATTGAATCTCAAAACGTGGAAGCACAAATTGCAGCACAAGAACAGTTAGCAAACTTAACTGTTGAAAGTGCTAGATTAAATGCTTTGAAAGTGGCTGAGAAAGATGTCCCTGTTAAAGAAAAAGAGGTAAATATTAATCCTCAACAACAACAGGCGCAACAACAGTCAGATCCTAAAGCAGAAGTCTGGGCCTCTAGAAATGGATGGTTTGGTAATGATTCTGCCATGACATATACAGCTTTTGATATTCATAAAACATTAGTTGAAAAAGAAGGATATGATCCTAAAACTGACGAATATTATGAGGAAGTAGACAAAAGAATAAGGGTTGAATTTCCGCATAAATTTGATAAGATAGAAGGAACTTCTACAGAAAGAGTAAAACCTACTCAAAATGTAGCATCGGCAACACGTTCAGCCTCAACAGGACGCAGAAAAACTGTAAAGTTATCACCCTCACAGGTAGCAATTGCTAAAAGAATAGGGGTGCCACTCGAAGAGTATGCGAAATCATTAAAAAATATCACGGAAGGAGTATAAGCATATGGAAAATGAAAAAATAAAGACTTCACGTGCGAGTTCTACAAAAGCTAATACAGCTAAAAAAACTGTATGGACTCCACCCTCATCACTTGATGCACCACCTGCGCCCCACGGGTTCAGACATAGATGGATAAGAGTTGAAGTGCTAGGTTTTGACGACACAAAAAACATGGCAGGGAAACTTAGAGAAGGATGGGAATTAGTCAGAGCTGACGAATATCCTGATTCTCAATATCCAGTTATGAAAGAAGGAAAGTACGCAGGAGTCATTGGAGTAGGAGGCCTAGTGCTGGCTAGGATAGCCGAAGAAATCGCGCAATCTCGTGAGCAATATTTTGCTCAACAAACTAAAGATCGAGATGATGCAATTAAAAACGATCTTCTTAAGGATCAGCACCCAAGTATGCCAATCAATAGTGAAAGGCAGACTCGTGTAACTTTCGGTGGTACAAAGAAGTAACTATTTATTTAGTAATTCCTAACCAACGATTTTATTAACTTAAAAAGGAAAAAAACAATGGCTAATACAAACACAGTTGGCTTTGGACTTAGATCTACTATGACTGTTGGAAACACTCCAGCAACTCAAGGACAATCAGAGTTTAAAATCCAAACAGCGCCTGGAACATCTACTTTTAAAGGTGATCCCGTTAATATCCAAGCCGCAGCAGGAGCAGATGGTTATCTGCAAGACGCAGCACAAGGCACAATGGATGACGGCATTACTGGTGGAGTAGGCTGGGCAAACAACACAGCAAATATTGGTTTACTTGTTGGTGTATTCAATGGAGCATTTTATGTTGACTCTACTGGAAAACCGACATGGGCAAACTCAGTTACTGCTGCAGTTGTAACATCAACAAATTATAACACTGGATCAAATGAAATTGATGCATTTGTTATTACGGACCCAATGCAAGAATACACAGTTAGAGCAGACGCACTGTTAGGTGCAACTACAGCAGCAGCTCAAGCTTTATTCAACCCAGCGGGCACGTTTTATAACGTTAACAGCGTTGATTTACTAACTCCAACAAATGTAGACGGTATGTCTAGAACTACGTTGGATATAGCTGGATCAGGCGCAAACAATGCTTTTACAATGGTAAGAAGCGCAAACATTCCAAACCAAAATGATTTATTATCACAAGGTGCAGATGTAATTGTGACTATTCAACCAGCGTCAGCATTGTACAACTAATCTGAATAGGAGATAAAAACATGGCAATATCACGAGCACAGCTAGTTAAAGAACTAGAACCAGGTTTGAATGCACTATTCGGACTGGAGTACAGACAATATGCTAACGAGGCAGCTGAAATATTTGATACGGAATCATCTGACAGAGCTTTTGAAGAAGAAGTAATGTTATCAGGTTTCGCAAATGCGACAGTTAAACCGGAAGGTCAAGGCGTTCAATTCGACGATGCGCAAGAAACTTTCACGGCTCGTTACACAAATGAAACAATCGCCTTGGCGTTTGCAATCACAGAAGAAGCTATCGAAGATAACTTGTATGACAGACTTGCGTCTAGATATACAAAAGCGTTAGCAAGATCTATGGCAAACACTAAACAAATCAAAGGCGCAGCAGTATTGAACAATGGTTTCAATGCAGCTTTTGCAGGTGGAGACGGCGTTGCTTTATTTAGCGCAGCTCACCCTACATTAGCGGGAAGCTTCTCTAATACATTAGCGACTGCATCAGATCTTAACGAAACTTCTTTAGAACAATCGTTAATTGACATCGCAGCGTTTACTGATGAAAGAGGCTTAAAAATTGCAGCAAGAGGAATGAAATTAGTAATTCCTTCAGCGCTTCAATTTACTGCTGACAGACTGTTAAATACTCAAGGTAGAGTAGGCACAGCTGATAACGACATCAATGCAATCAAAAACATGGGGATGATTCCTCAAGGTTATACAGTTAATCATTATTTAACTGATACAGATGCTTGGTTTGTTAAAACAGATGTACCAAATGGTCTTAAACATTTCACGAGAGCACCTATCAAAACGACTATGGAAGGTGATTTCGATACTGGTAATGTTAGATACAAAGCTAGAGAGAGATACGTTTTCGGATTCTCAGACCCTAGAGGTATCTACGGTTCGCCAGGATGCTAATTAAATAAGTAACTAAAAAAGGGGCTTTCGAGCCCCTTTTTTTTATGATAAGGTGTGAAAATGAAAAAACTTCTAATCAATATCTGGGCCTTCAATTATCATGCTAAATTTGAAATTTTAGCTGAAGATAATGCTATAGCGGTAGAAAAAGCTATACTTGACAAATTAGGAGAAAACAGTATAAAATGGGATTATCTCGGTGAAAGAACATTAGATCGCCGAATAAAAAGAATAACTTATGAGGAGGTTATTTAT